CGATGCCGCTTGTACAGCCTCACCGACCGACTTGAGCGCCTCACCGAGGTTTCCGTAATGCACCGAGTCGAGCGCCGTGCCGACAGCTGGCCCGAGGACTTTGAGCAGCTTCAGACCGAGCGGCCAGCCCGTGCCTGCAGGGTGACGCACGACGTAGTAGCTGTGCAGCTCGCCGAAGTCATCGGCGAGCTTGAACTCGATGGCCGCGTCCTTTGAGCCTTTGATCTTCATCAATCACCTCTTAGAGCGGCGTGCCGCCGCCATGCACGGCCTCGATACGAGGCGCGAAGAAGATCCACTCTTTCTCGGTGATGTCCCGTCCGAAGGTGCGACCAGGGTCCTTCTTGCACCACGCAGATGGCGCGAAGAAACGGTCGCCTCCGAGCATGTCGATGATGGAGATCGGCACCGTGGCTGCGCCTGTGGTGTCGTCGAGGCGCTTGAACTGCGCGAGCACCTTGTTGAAGGTCGCCAGAGGGCCGAGACGAATAGTGATCGTCCCGTGCTGGCGAGCCTGATAGGAGCGCGTCACCTCGCCATCGTCGCCGATGTACTCCGTCCATGAGTCCTCGTCGTACTCGACCATCAGCGCGTCACCGTCTGCCCATCCGCTGACCGGTAGACCGCCGACGGTACAGATGACCTTCGTCATGTCGAACGTTTTTTCTGCCATGGGACCACCTCTCAGGTCACGTCAGCGAGGACGCTACCGGATACGGAGCCTTCCTCGATGGCGTCTCCACGCTGCGCGAGGAAGGTCACTCTGATGTAACGGTTCTGCTTGTCGACCGCCGGCACTTGCGACGCACGGGGCGAGCGCGCCCACGGCGTGCGGTCGCCAGCCGCGTCGTCGATGGTCGTGAAGTGGCCGATGTCCACGCCGTCCTCGAGCACACCCAGCACGATGCCCGTGATCGTGCCGATTCCAGCATCGGTGTAGGGGATCTTCGAGCCACGGTTTGACGCGTCAACGAGCGCCTGAGCGATGCGCTCCTCCATGCGCGAGCGCGTCCAGTCGACGGTGATGAGGACGTCGATAGGCTGTCCGTCGACGGTGCGACCCTTCGATGTCACTGGCCTTCCGTAGAACTCCTCGTAGACGTTGCCGTTGTTCGTCCTGATGTTCGAGATCTGCGTAGCTGTCAGGTCGTCGAGGGTGATGCCCGACAGCGTCTGGTAGCGCCAGAAGGTCGTATCCGAGTCCGGGTCCACGGCGAGCTTCGAGCTCAGCCAAGCGAGGTCTGCATACTCGGCGTCCAGCGCATGCCAGATGAGCGCCGTACGCTCGTAGCTGAACGCTTTCAGGCGCGCGAGGACGTTGCCAGCGGTGTACGCCGTGACGGCGCTGTCAGAGGACTGCGCCAGGAACAGACGATAGTTCGCCTCGCACCACAGGGCCGCTTCGAGGATATCGCCCTTGTCGCGACTCCAGATGGAGAATCCGTACCAGTTGGTCGACGCCGCCAGGATGGCCGCGAGGTCGGTCGACACGCCCACGTTCGGCGTCGTCAGCACCTCGGCGACGTCGAGGCTACCCGTGCCGACGAGCTGGATCTCCGAGTCGTAGGTGAACGACTCGCCGGCGTTGTCGGCCGTGATGGTAATGGCTGGAGCCACCCCGGCGACCGTCACGTCCTCGCCTCCCAGGGATGTCACCATCGCAGCCCTGAGGGCGTCGACCTCCGTGTTGAGCACCGCTGAGGCGACCGTATAGTCGACCTCGATGCCGTTGACGGTGACGATCATATGGTCGCCGACCTCGGGCGTGCCCGAGAAGGTCAGCGTAACGACCTGCGCGACAAAGGACGCTGTCGCGACCCTGCCGACAGCGACGGTGGAGACGTGAGGAGTGACCGAGAAGGCCGCTGTGACGGCGGCCTTTGCCGCCGCCGAGAGGTCGCTGTCGGCGGCCGCTTCGGCAGCCGAGTTGTAGAAGCGTATTCGCTCCGTGAAGCCGGCGCCGAGGGACGCACCGTCTGCGGCGTACATCGGGATGCCGAAGTTTGCAGCAGACACCGCCGCCGCTTCGGTCGAGACGACCACTGTGATGTCTGAGTTTAGGTTGGCCATCCTATGGACCCTCCACGGTCAGGTCGAAGCCGGCCAAGTCGCCGGCGGTACTCGTGATGTTCGCCTCGTGTATCCAGGCTACCTCGTCCGTACGGGTCGCGACGAAGCCAGCCTCGAAGTCGACCGCGACGAAGTCGTCCCACCGCGCAGAGCGCAGCGCGTGACCATCGTCTGTCGAGCCCACGACGTGCCTTACCTGCACACCGCCAGCGTCGAAGATGGCGTCCACAGCGTCGTCGCCGAGGCTCAGCTCGAGCTGCCTGGCGTGCGCTCTGGCGTCATCGCCATAGATCGACACGCTGAATGTGATGAGGCGGTCGCTCGTCGTGTGGCGCTGCACTTTGGCAGGGTCGACCACTCCCGCGGTGTCGGTCACCTCGACGTCAGGATAGGACGTGCGGCGGTCCGACAGACCCTGAATGATGGCGTAGGGACGAGGTGGGTGTGGCGCGTCTGCGTGCGAGTACGACACCGTGTAGTCTGCGTCGAGCGACTGCAGGACGGTCAAGACCCAGAGCCGTATCGCCACCATGTGCGGCTCTCTGCTCATAGACCGTCGCCTCCGTCGACTACGCCGAGGATGTACTTGTAGTGAGGCACTCCGCTCACATGCTGGACCCAGTCGAGCTCGGACATGACGCGCATCTCGAGGCCTCGCACGCTCACCGTGTCGGCTGCGAGCAGCTGTCCGCCTACCTCTCGCGAAGTGAACAGCTGCGTCTCCGTGTAGAGCTTGTAGCGCCCTTGCGTGCGCTCGGCCTCGGGCAGGCGCTGCAGGTCGATGCCAGAGATGGGCTGAATCGAGGCGACGATGTCGAAGGTGGTCGTCGTGCTCGTGTAGTCGCCGTCGACGTACGAGCCCGTGAGGCACCGCGTCACCGTCACTGTCACTGCGCCAAGGAGCGCCATCAGACGTCCCTCCTCACCTCGACGGTGATAGCGCGGCCCATCGTGCCCGTGTCACGCAGCGGGGCGTCGACGCCCTTGCGCTTGATCGTCGCTGGCGCGTTCGGCGGCGTGGTCCACGCCGTGATGGCCTTGATGAGGTCGTTGCGGTACATCATCCCGACGCGAATCATGGCCCCTTGCGGTGTCCCTCGACCCTGCGCGACGGCGCGGTTCATGAGCCTGTTCAGCTCATCGGCGTAGCGCTGCGCGTTCTGGTCAGCTGTCGAGCGCATGAACGGTCTAGGTGGGATGTGACGAGTGCCGTATTCGTTGGCGGCGGCGTAGGTGGCGATAGCCGAGTCGGTGATGCCGACAGCGACACGAAGGCCGTTGGCCGCTCCAAGGGAGCGCCTGAAGGCCTTGTATCCTCGGTCTCTGTCTATCACCTTGGTCATCAGCTGTGCAGAGCTCCCGCCTCTCGCCACGCCTTGAGCGCGGTGTCCGTTGCCGGGTCGGCGTGGGTGTTTGTGACTTGGTCGGTGACGGACTCGCCGACCGCCAGGTCGCCGACGCCGCCGAGGGTGATCGCCGACGAGTACGCCGCCAGCGCTGTGCCGACGTCCGCCGTGATGGTGATGACCGCGCCCGTGCCGCCCACCGTCACCGCCTTGGCGGCGAGAGCCGTGACCATCGATGAGCGCAGCGCGCCGACCTCCGTGGCAAGCACCTCGGTCGCCGCGTCACGGTTGGTGTTCACGCCGTCGTAGGTGATGCGCAAGTTGTCCGCCGGTGGCCCGTCGTCGGGCGTGCCAGAGAAGGTGAAGGTGACCTGTCCCTGACGACGGATCGTCATCTTCGAGACGATGACGCCGAGGCCGCTCGACAGATAGTTCGTCGGAGCGGCCTTTCGCAGGGCGTCGAACACCTGCGTCGGAGTCGGGACGACCTCGGCGCCGCCGACACCAACGGTGCCCCATATCCAGCGCTGCACAGGGACGTCGTTGATGAGGACGACGACGCCGAGGACGACGACGCCCTGCGCGTTCGCGATGGCCGCGACCAGGGTCGTCTCGCCGTTCAGGTCGTAGACCGTCAGGTCAGCGAGCAAGTCCTGGTCGTTCAGCGCGCCGATGAGCGCGACCGTGCCGGCGACCATGACCGGCCCTGCGCTCGAGTCGATCTGGTAGACGGACGTCGTGAGCGACGCGCCGTCCGAGGTCAGCAGCGTGGTGTCATCGCCGAGGACGCGAGAGATGCCCCTCGCCACCTCGAGCATGTCGAGATACTCCCCGTATCCTGCTGAGCGTCTCAGCTCCCGCAGTCTGGTCTCGAGTCGGTCGTGATTTGCCATGTCTCACCTACCTGTTGAATCGATAGATCCACGACCGCCAGGCTCCTTGTGACGCTCTGGCGAGCGCGTCGAAAATCTCGAGGGCGTTTACCGAACCTGGACCGACACCAGCGCTTACGCCCGCTGCGTAGGTCTCCGACAGGTCGCCCGTCCTCGCTGACATGAGCCCGAAAGGGCGCGCGTTCTGACCGAGAGACGAGCGTGCGCCGCGCACGTACTCGTAGACACCGAGGACGACCTCGGTCGGGAGCGTATCAGGGGCGATGGTGGATGAGCCGTCGAAGGGGTTGTTCATGAAGCGGTCAGCGGCGCCCGTGGCCGCTGCGAGCCACATCTGCAGGCTCGCGTCCTCGGACGACCCGGACACGCCGAGGTACGCCTTCAGAGGCGTCTCGTACGCTGCCCAGGTCATGATTTCCGCTACCGCTCCCACTGCTGTCTACCTCTTCGAGTGACTCGGTCTGACGACCTTCTGGTGTGGTGGCGCCCACGGGCGCGCTCGCACGGCCTTGCCTTCGTCCAGAAGGCGCTTGGCGAGTTCGTCTCCACACCAGAAGACGACACCTTTTCGCACCGCCTCGCCTCGGGCGTTACGAACGCCGTCGGCTATCACCTTGATTTGGATCATGATGGGACGTCGTCCAGCGTGGTTTTGACGAAGGCCGCCGGCCTGATGACGGCAAACCCGAGGTCTTCCTCGATAAGGAACAGGAGCTTGTTCAGCACCGCCCACCCCTTGTGCTGGTCCATGATGCTCATCGTGGCCATCATGCCGTTGAGCAGCATGCACCCGAGGCTGAAAGAGCCGGAGAGGATCGTCCCCTGGTCGATAACAGGGGTCTCTACGGGGACAGACCGCCAGACCCTCGTCGGTCCAGGACCCGACTGGATCTGTGAGAAGACGTAGAGACCGCCGTTGGCCTTCAGTGTCTCCATCTTCTCCCAGTCCAGGGGATTGACCACGAAGGCGTCAGCCGGGAAGAAGGACAGGAACACCACCGTGAAGGAGCGCCTCAGGGCGTCCAGCTCGGTGTCGCCTGGGAGCCCTGACGACTGCAGATAGGTCCCGATGTCGGCGTCGTTCAGGATGCCTCCGAGCTGGTCGGACTGCGTCCCGTCGCCGCTCAGGATCTGCTTCTCCTTCGACAGCTCGAGAAACTCTCCCATGCGACCGCTCAGATATCCCTGCAGGACGGACGAGCGACGCGCCATCTGCTTCGAGACGGCCATCCAGGTCGCGAGGGTCTTGAGCGGATGGTTGATGATCTCGGTTCCGACCTCGCTCTGTGGCTTGATCTCCGCCTCGGGCGTGAACGCGAACGACGTCGCGGTGATGCGAACTCCCTTCGCGTGGGTGTTCGCGAGGTTCGCCGTCAGCGTGATCGTGCCCGTGGTGTGGGAGATGGAGTCGATCTCGTGTTCCTCTTCGGAGACGGTACCCGGCGCGATGGTCACCGTAGCGCCAGGGATGAACCCTCGCGCCAGCGACCTGTCCGTCTGCGTCTCGTCGGTCTCGACGCCGAGGACGACGTCGGCCTGGCCCGAGTTCGCTTGAGCGCTCAGGAAGCCGACGATCTCACGGACCACGTTCTCACGCGGGAGGTCCATGCCGTTGACGCCCTCGCCGATGTCGAGCGACGGGATGATGTCCAGGAGCCTGCGAGGGCGCAGCGGGTCTGTGATGACCTGCTGATTTCGGAACGACCACACCAGCCCTTCGAGCTCGGACGAGGTCATCGCCTTCGTGCCGACAGACGGCGCGACAGCACGCGCGATGGATTGCGGATGACGTGGCTTGTAGAGGCCTCCCTTGACCGTGTAAGGCCTCTCCATGCGCTTCGCGTTGGAGTTGCAATAGCTCTTGTACTCCTCCGACGCGACGAACTGCGTCAGCGCATCTTCGGGCTCTACGTACGCAGCGCCGCCGTGCATGGCCTGGCGCTGACGATCGAGACGCATGTCATCGACGGCCTGCTTGACCGCCGAGAGGTCGCCGACGACCTGCTCCCAACGCCGGTTGAAATCGTCCATCTTTCGCCCGGTCTCGTCGGTCGCGTGTCCGATCTTGAGGCGCTCCTCCTTCTCTTCAGCGAGCGCGCCGAGGATCTGGACTCCGAGCCGGTCAAAATCCTTACTCAGGGTGGCGATGTCACGCTCTCTTGCTTCGACGCTCATCAGCTTTTGCTCCTGTGTCTCTGTAAATGAGCGCTCAGCCGTGCTATGGACGAGCGCAACACGTCGATATGGACGCCTTCCTCGATGCTCATCGACAGGTCGGCGATGGATTTTCGCAGCGTCTCGAGGTCAGCAGAGGCTGTCCGGAGCGCCGGCGGCTCGCGTTCGAAATCTTCGTAGTGCCGCGCGAGGTGTCTGTAGATTCCCTGTCGGTCAGCGTCTGGCACGTCGAGCTCTGCGCGGGCGCCGTTCAGCGCCGCCATCGCCGCCGTCACGCCGCGCCACACCGTAGCGTAGCCGTCTGCGCGGTGATGAGGGAGCTTGTACGCCGCCTTCGTGTCGGCTGCGTCAGCGTCATACCAGGCACTCATGATGCGCAGGTCGTCGACGTCAGCCGCTGCGACCTCGGCAGGGCCATCCCAGTCGCCGTCGTCGAGCGGATAGCGCTTGTACGGGATGACGCTCTTTACGGGATGAACGCTCTTCTCACCATCACCCGTCACCTCGATGACCTCACCAGGGAGGTCGTAGTCGCAGCCGCCACGCACGCCAGCGGCGAGCAGCACGAGCGGGTCGATGGCGAGGACGTCGGCCATCTTCGTGATCGTGTCCTTGGTCGGGCACGCTGGCTGCCCTGCGAGGATGAGGTGGACAGCGGCGACGTCGATGGACAGCGCTTCGGCCATCTTCGTGATGGCCTCGGTTCTGTTGCCTGTCGACTGGTCGAGGATGAGCGACAGCGCGCTCGCTACCGACCTCGGGCCTTTGTCGAGGCTCGTCGACATGGCGAGCGCCGAGATCGTGTCCTGCTTTAGCCACAGCGACCCGTGACGGCCGAAGGCGTCCTTCACGGCGACGGTGCGCGCCTCTGGATTGGCAGGGAAGGTCACCAGGCTGTGCTCGAAGACGTCGAGCTCCTTGAGCCCTAGACTGCCGTCGTCGAGCTCTTCGGTGGCGACGATCTCATAGCCGAACGACATCCCGTCGATGTACGGGCCTCCGTCCTCGTCAGAGGCGAGGACGAGCGCCTCGTCGCCGAGCTTCGTCTTGGCGATGCGGTCGACGAAGTGGACGCCACGCGAGTCTTCTTCCATCACCACGGGGCGACCGATGACCATGCGGACGTCGTGCTGAAAAAGCAGAGGGATGCGCGGGAATCGGGCCGCGATGGACTTCGCGAGCGAGCCTGCGAGGACGGTCTCGTTGACCAGGTCGCGCACGCCGAAGACAGTGTAATAGCCTTCGATGGTGCGCCTTTTGCGATCGGCCTTCAGCTCGAGGCCCTGGGAGATCGTCTTGTAGTGCCGCAACGGCCACCCCTGTTTGTATGGAGTCTCCATACAAACGTGTATGGAACTTCCATACACGCATAACGAGGCTAGAATGGCCGCGTGCGCCTCTGGTGTCAAGTACTACTGTACGACACACATGCGGTGCTCGGAGCGCTCAGGATGGCAGATAGACGCGTTGACGGCGACGGTCGTCACGGTGAGGATGTCGAGCGCTCGCCGCGCCGTGGGCCACTCATGACGACCGTCGCGAGGTGGACGTCAGAGGCCTCCTTCCGCCCACCGTCGAACGGTGACACGAGGACAGCGGAAAGTCAATCAGCCGACAGCGCCGAGCGGTAGCTCATAGGTCGGCATGTCCTTCGCGTCCACGATGGTCACGACCTCGACGCCCTCGCCGAAGCGGCGCGCTCGGTCCAGCTCGCCAAGCACCCAAAACGCTGACCTGCGTTCGACGAGCGTGGCGCCTCGAGCGGGCGAGTAGTGCCCGTGCCCGAAGGTGACGGCGTCTGACAGGATGGCCTCGACGACCTCGGCAGCGTCACCGGTGACGGACACGTCGCAGTCGTCAGGGTCACCGGTGATGACCATCTCGATAGTGGCGCGAAGGCCTCCTGTCACCGTCACGGACACTCGCATCATGGTCTCCATCCAAAGCGACCGCGCTGGATCGCGAAAGCGAACGCGAGGTGCTCGAAGTCGGCCATGGCGAGCTCTGCCATGCGCTTCGGATCGGCGAGCGTCTCGATGCCCATCGACACGACCTCGGATGCCCTCGTCTTCGGGCTGTCCTCTGATATAGAAGAGTAATACTCCTTGCCTACATAGGAAGTGTACCACTTATCTTTTTTCGCCTTCTCCGATTTGGCGTACCCTGGTCCGAGCCACGCGAGCGCCTCGCCACGCGTGCGCCGCTCGAAGAAGATCCTGGACGCATCAGCGACGCGACCGTTCAGGATCTCGAGCGTGTGACCGAGCTCATGATAGACGACCCTGCGTCCTTCGCCGCGCTTTACGTTGTCTCCGACGTTCACAGCGACGCGCGCCTGGCCTCCTGATTCGTGCCATCCCTTATCGACGCGCTCTTGTTGGTATGCTCTCGGCACCTTCCTGACGGCGCCGACCTCGAGCTGGACGTTCTGACGTACGGTCTCAGGCGGCAGGGAGCGGCGAAAGAGCGCCGCCATATCGCGCTGATACTCAGCGGTCTCCTTTCTCTCCTTGGCTGGCTGCGCGCGGTACACGTCGTTGTATCGCTCGCCGAGGACGTGGTCGCCGCTCTGTGGCTGGCGGACTGCTCCGAAGGTGTCGATCTTCGAGCGCCTGATGTACTCCGGATCGCTGCGCTCGTCGCCGAGCAGCCGCTCGAACGCCTGGATGAGCGCTTCGGTGTTCGCCTCGAGCTCGTCCTTGATCCTGGTGTACTCGCGAAACGCGGCGTTTCGCTCGAGGCTGAAAGGCTTCGCCTCCATCCACGCCTGACGCGTCGTCAGCATCGTGGCGCGCTGCGCCGACAGCGCGTCGACGTCTACGCCGAGCTCACGGCGTAGCGTCGCCTGCTCGGAGGCGAGGACGTCTCCGAACTCGGCCTCCGTGAGCGGCTGCGCGTACACGACAGGCTCGCCATCGGGTCCAGGGACAGCGCCAGGTGGAGAAGTCTCGACAGGCGGGGCGATGGCCTCGTCGACGTCTACGACCTCGTAGAGCAGAGCGCAGCGGCATCGAGGATGAGCAGGCGGGGCGAAGGTGTTCGGGACGAGCGGCGTCTTTCCCGGGAAGGTCTCTTCCATCCCGATGACGGTGTCGTGAAGAGGACCACAAAAACTACATAGCCTTTCATCAAGCTGGGACCACCACCTTTTTACGACGATGTCGGCGCCGAAGGCGCCCTCTTCTTGAGCTTCGCGGACGGTGTGCCACGTGCCAAAGTTGTAAGCGTAGGCGAGCTCTGTCTCTGCGATGGTCTCGGCGCGCCTACGGATGCGCGTCAGCGCCTGGTTTGCCAGGTCGCGCTTGATGGAGTCGACAGACTCACCCGCGGCGAGCCGATCGCGACCCTGCTTGGCGAGCGCCTCGGAGTCCCTCGGCGTCATGCCGATGAGCGGGCGAATGAAGCGAGCGACCTCGCGAGGGCCTCGACGGTCGAAGGTGGTGAACTGACGGACCATCGCCGCGAGCGCTGTGCGCTGGTTTTCCGTGAGGCCTACGACGAGAGACGCCGCGCGCTCGCGCGTCCAGGCGTCCATGCGCTCGCCGAGGAGGGCGAACGCCACATCATCGCCGAGGAAGCCCTCGATGCCGGGGATCATGACGCGCGACCCGGACGTCTGCGCGGCCATCCAGGCAGGCACTATCTTCTCTCGGACGAGCTCGGCGTAGCGCTGTCTCCACCTGGCGATGTATGGACCATCGACGTTGCCCGTCGTGAGCGCCGATGCGAGCTCGTCGAAGGAGACGTCGCGCTGGCTCGAGACGAAGGCCTTGTCCAGCCAGCGGACGAGCTCCGGTCTCTCCTGCCTGATGAGGCGGTCGAGCTGCGACCTGAGGTCGCCAGGGTCGACGGGGATGCGCCTCGTGCGCAGCACAGTCGGGCGATAGGAGCGCGGCGCGCCGTCCTCTACGGGCCGCGGCACGGTCGTCTCGACGCCAGCGCCGAGCTCGTCTTGCTTGAGCGTCACTCGTCTACGAGCTCCGCGTCCTCGATGTCCTTTCGGAGCCACCGCCTGAAGTCCTCGGCCGTGAGCTGCTTGCGCGCTCGTCGCGCTGGCCGCCGCTCGCTCTCAAGGCGCCTGAACGAGGCCTCGTTCGGGGCGCGGTCGGCGTCGATCATGTCCACGGCGTCGATGCCTCCCTCGGGCGTCGAGGCGAGCAAGTTGGACGGGACGTAGCCGACGTCACCGCCTGGGAACTGGAAGTCGAGGCCCATGTAGTCGGCGGCTGCGTTGAACGGGGCGCCCATGTTCCACAGCTCACGTACGCCCTTGATCTGCTCCAAGCGGCTGTTTACGAGCGCAGGGACGCGGCGAATGTCGGGAGCGATTACGACGTCCTCGCCATACTCGGGCTCGGCGAGCTGGATCGTCATGGCGTCGCTCATGAGCGCAGCGAGCGGCAGGACGCCGTCTTGCCAGTGCGCTGTACGGGCTTCTCCCATGTTGGCGTACGTATTTTGCTCGCCGAGGAGCGGCAGGGGCACGCCGAAGAGGAGGCCGATCTCCTTCTTCGACGCTGTCCGACCTCCGAGCCAGTCCATTTCGGCAGGGCTGATGGACAGCTGTTGCCACTTCGTGTTCGACAGGATGAGGGGCACGCGGGCGTTCAGGCAACCTTGATACTGCGCCTTTAGCTGCGTGACGGCGGCTGCGAATTGGTCATCGCTCATCCCCTGTTCGTCGTTGATGATGAACGCCCCAGGAGGGACGAGCGTCTGGTCGAGAGCGGCCGCCTGCCACTCGGCGGCTCGCCGGTCGGTGTCGATGGGCTGACGACCGGCGCGCACGATGCTCATCCCCCAATAGGGGTCGGTGGGGTCGGGGAGCTGCACGTGCACCGCGTTGCGAGCGCCGAGGAAGTAGCGCTGTCCGTCTGCCGCCATCACAGAGAAGCCTGCGACGTGCACGTCCGTAGATGGCATCGGCGCGATGAGCTGCGGGCGCACTGTGAACAAGTTCAGCGTCGGCCCTGTGGGCTCAGCTCGCACCTTGCCGATGATTGAGTTACCGGCGATCTGAAGCTCGATAGCGATGCGCATGATCAGGTCGCGCTGGGACCACCACGGGTTGGGGCGGTTCAGGACGCGCTGTAGGACGTGCTCGGGCCACGGCTCGAGCTTCATGCCGACGCGCCGATGGACCATCCACGGGACGCTCGCGAGCGCCCACGCGTTTTTCATCGTGCAGACGTAGACCCAGCCGAGCCAGGCCTCGGCGAAGGCCTGCGCGCTGCTGTAGGATGGCCACTGCGGTCGTAGCGCATGCGATGACGGCAGGATGGACTGTGGACGCAGGCTCATCTCGGATAGACCGAGCCGCACGAGCTGGACGCCGTCAGCCTTGACCATCGGCCCGTCGTGCTCTGGGCCTGGGATGCGTGTGCTCGGGCTCTGGCGACGACGGAACAGGGCTCTCAGGCGTTCGAACATAACTCACCTCCTGCTGTGGCTATCCTAGCGCACAGCGCGCGAAAGTCGATACCCTACACACCAGCGACACGAAACACCGAGCGGCCAGTGAGGCGCTGCAGCGCCTGGGAGGCGGCGTCGACCTGGTCGTCGTCCTTGCCGAGCGGGAATCCTGCGACCTCGGCGATGAACGCCGTCACCCATGGGCACACCCTCGGCGACGGTATCCAGACGTTGCCAGCCTCGACGGCCGGCGCGACCGAGCGCGCACGCGCGACCTTCGAGCCCTTGACGGGGACGGTGACGATTCCACCTATCTCACGCTTGAGCACCGACAGGACGGCCTCGCCGTTGGCTGCTGACTCGACGAGCTTGAGGCGCGCCTGTGGGTAGGCCTCGCTGACGTCGCGAAACATCTGCAGCGCCGTCACGAACTCGCACCTACGACGCACCTGATGGACGAGGTAGCAGTCAGGACCGCGGCGAGCCCAAACCTGCCCGACGACGAAGGAGCCCGTCGTCGTCTCCTTGAAGCTCATATCCCACGACTGGATCCACTGGGTGAGCCCATCAGGGAGCGTCTCGTAGCGCTTCAGACTGTCCGTGTCCCAGACCTGGCCGCCGCTCGCGATCGGGTTCTGCTGATCCATCGCCTCGAAGGCCTCGGGGTCGTGCGCGCGCTGCTGTTCGGCCTCTGCGCGGGAGTGGAGCTCTTCGCACAGCGCCTCACCTGGCTCGCGCCCGAGCGGGTCGTCTTCAGTGGCGAGGCGAGGAAGGACGATGTCGGTCCATGGCCCGTACCGTTCGAGCATGGCCGAGAAGTCCTCGGTGTGCCACCGTGTCATGATGACGATTACCGAGGCGTTCGGTTTTAGGCGCTTTATCAGTGACGGATAGATCCACTTTCGCAGGCGCTCGAGCAGCGTCGGGCTGTGCGCCTCGAGCCAGTCCTTATGGGGGTCGTCGACCACGTAGAGGTCGGCGTGACGGCCCGTGATTGTGCCACCGACGCCGGTGGCG